TCAAAACACCAACCAAATTCATCAACTTCTTATCTATAATCGTGTCTTCCATACCCGCATCATCGAACGGCAAAGATTTGAACCATTCAGGTAGATGCGGTTGATCAATCGGAAAGGCTATGGAATCCATATTAAACGTATTTGATTTCAATTTGCAAACAATAATGCGCGTACCATCAACAATTCTCGTACTATATTTGTCATCATACATATCACATAACGTGTTCCAATTGATGCTGGCTCTCACATGTCCAGGAAGATTAACTTTCAACTTTTCTCCAACCTTCAATGCACCAAAAAGACCAACAGAATTGACGTGTTCCAATTTTTTCATGTACTTACTTAAATCTTTGACTTTCTTTGGACTTCCCTTCTCCCAGGAAGGACGATCTTTAAATTCAATTCGAAATTGCTTGATTGCTTTATACATTTCATCTTGAGGTTTGTCCGTCAATATACCAAGCAGAAGTTCCTCCAAAAACTTCTGCATGACTTTTGGTGTATCAGCACGCTTCAAATCCAAACCCATGACTTTGAGTTTTCCAGGCTTGCCGTCCTTGTCTAATCGAATGCCTTCTTTGTCATACATCAACATCGCATACTTTTTCTTTTTAATGAAAAGTGCTTTTGATGCAACAAGTTCTCGTCCAGCTTTGATCAACCTTCCTCGTTCTTCTGACGTATTAAATGTCTTCTGCATAAAATGAGAAAAAGTGCCATTCACTTCTTCCGCTATCATATCATACATCTCTATGACATTTTCTTTAGTCCACTCAAAATTCTTGTATTCTTCTTTGTCTCTAAAATACTGGTAAGCAGAAAACATACTTGAGTCTGTATCACTCGCAACAACCGCTTCACCTTTATAATCAAAAACACCAGTAATAATTTGATTGACTATGCCGTTCTGGTGACGAACAATACTGCGACCAGTCAAGGTCGTAGATTGTCCAAGACGTTCATCAAAAAATTTCAAATATTTGTTGAGTAATGCACCGTACAGGCTGTTAAGGGCGATCTTCCTCACGTACGATAGTACTGCATAATAATCTCTTAATTTTATATATTCTTCATTATTTGTTTGTTCGGACGCCAATTTTGCATATTTTGCTTCTTCTTTTTGAAACTCTTTTCTTTCCGCATACCAAGTCGCCAAAACCTGTGGAATAATGCCCTCGACATCTGTTTTGAATATTGTTCCATTTGCGCTTATACAAACGGAATTATTTGGATTAAAAATATAATCGTATAAACCAGCACCTGTTGTCGTCCAAGTCTTTCCATTTTCAAAATCTACTATAATTTCAGCATCATCTTTAGCATGCATATGATCGAGTTCAAGAAGTATGAAAATCCCCTCCCAAGCCTCCGCGCGATCAATACCTCTGGCTATGCGTTCTGCCACCAATGCTTCTGTTTCTGTGGCTCTGACTTGTCCTACAATGGTTTCTGGCGACATATTAAGTGCACGAAGGGTGGAAGGATACAGTGAATTGATATCGATAGTACCAACAAACTCATATAGACCACGTTTTGGATCGGCGACATAAGCACCAACAACTGGTGTATCGTCTTCTTCCAAGAAAGCATCATCTTCAATAAATTTTTTTCTATCAGGCGTAATCAATCCCTTTTTGTGCATAAAGTTTGTGATAGCTGCTTCAACAAGAGCAACCGAACCCATTGTCGTATTGAACGTGACACAATTAGAATGCGCTACTTGATTAGCCAAATTTATAAATTTTAGTTTCTGATCTATTTTGACTAGAATGTTTACGTCCTGTCTTGAATAATCTATAAACTTATAGAAGTCTTTTTTGTACAGATCATCAAGTGTTCCGTCGTAGGGGACTTTATATTCGCCTACTTCATCGGCGCCAATTGAATCCAATTTATAGGAGAGTTGTTGTTTCGTATTATGTTTTTGATATAATTCAAGATAATCAATATGAACCTTGCCGATAAAATCATATGTTGAAACCATTGTTCCGTGTTTTGATTTGTATTCTTTTGGTTTCGGATACTGATCCCATAAACAAAATTTCTTGGTGACTTCTTTTCCAAGCAACATGGTAATACGATTGACCAAGTAAGGTATGTCGTATCCGGCAGAATGCCATCCACTGAATATATCGGTATCTTCAGTAAATTCTAAAAACGTTTGTAATAATTCTTTTTCATCAGTGAATAAGAAAGTATTTTCAAATTGAGAAACTATTTCCTCTCCTTGTGTTTTCGTGTACGTGGGAGGCAAGAGTACAAAGGTTATAAGTTTGTCATTTTGACTCAAATAAAATGAGATGGCTGTGACTTCATTGAATGGGTCAGATGGAGGTGCGAAACCTCCTTTTTCTAAATCAAAACCTGCTTCGATATCGAACAGACAAATATTTAGTTTTGGAAGGTCTGCACCCATGTAATGATCAGCAAGATATCTGAAAACAGGATTGATATCGCTTTCAAAAATCTTAGATTTATTTCGAAATTCCTTTAATTTATAACGGAATTTCTTGACATCAGACGTAGAAAACTTCTTACATCTATCGCCAAAAATACTTTTATGATTGCCGTTCGGATCAGCATAATAGAATACATGATCCGCTGCTGCTTCAATAAGTTTTCTGCGTCCATTTACTCGTAAGGATACGTGAATTCTATCATTTTCACGATTGTACCATGCATCTATATACATTTACTCTATTATATTTTCCAAATATCTGCTAATTATATTGACTAAAATCCACGGGAGGCACCACCAACCAATATGTAAGTACAGAAAAACGTATAAACAAAAAAGAAAAAGTTCTTCTGTACTTCTGCGCATTTATTGAGTGGCTTCAATAATTTCATCAATTAGATTAGCGGTTTCTCGTTCTTCTTCGCGTTTGTCTTTGTAATTGACTTTGGCTGCTTTCATGAGTTGAGCAGGTTTAATGTCGAGTTCTTCGCCTACTTTCTTTGATAAATCCTTGAGAGATTCGCGAATATCTTCTGCTTCACGAAGTTGTCTCATAGCACTTTCCATGAATTGTTTAAGACGATGCTTTCCTTCAGCATCTAAATTCAATGATAAATCAGGCATTATATAATTCCTTCTAAGTAATCAGTCCAAATCTTATTAAAACCACCTGTGTATGAGTTTTTTGTCAGGGACATAGAACCCTTTGTCATTTCAATAAATTCATCTTGAGTGATTGTATTATTATTGATGATAGAAGAAACTATATTAGTGTATTCCTCTTTACCATTCAACAAAATATCTTTTGCGCGTTGATATTCCTGAGCCATAAGACTTTCGAGAATCTCGTTGGTTGGTTCGATGTTTGAATTATGACGTATAACTGAAGTATTATTACTATCTATTTTGGAAAGTGTATCTCCGAAACCATAGTCTCTTATTGCAGAACTTACAAGGTTTGTTGCTTTTAGTAAATCGTTATAACAACCTGAACTACGATTTTCTCCTCCAAAAACAATTTCTTCTGCGGCTCTGCCTGCAAGAGAAACACATACGGAATCAAACAAATTTTTCTTTGTTACTATGGAATCAGGTTCTGCGGGCTGCACGTAACCTCCATTGAATGAGCCAGCATTGACTTTAACCTCAAACGGAGCACACCCAAACAATTTAGCATAAACATAGGCATGACCTGCTTCATGGACAGCAATAAAGGTCTTGAAATCTATGGATTTTTTTGCTTTTTTGGCATTTATTTCCAATTCGATGTTGAATTTTTTCTCTTTTTGACCTGATTTGGCGACAACAAACTGATTGTCATCACTCATTTCCAATGAAACATTATCAATTTCATTTTCCAAACACCAAAAAGCAGTATCCGTCAGAACAGTGCTAAAAATCAGATGAATGGAAGAAAATACTGGACGTGTCCCCTGTGTAGGATACACTGAATTATTGTATATTTGCGTTTTTACATTATCGTGTAAAAAGAAATGAATATCAGATACATCTTCCATTTCTTTGATGTATTTTGTACACGTGCTATCAATCAATTTTTGATAGGAATCTTTGCTCATAGATGGATAGATGATGTGATGATTTCCAAATCTGGAAATCTGCTCTGGTTTAAACCTATATTTCAAATTCGCCTTGATTTCCGTAGAGCTAATTTTCTTTGTCAAATTATGATAAAAATCAGCATCAGTATCGCAATCTTCTGCACTTTCTGCACCAGGAAAGGCATCATCGAGATTTCCAGAAATGAAAATGACTAATTTTGTGTAATCTATTTCCCAGGAAGCTCGATTTCCTTTTGTCGTATTGAGAACCTCAAGAAGCTTTTCGTTGCTCCATTGCATAATTTCAGCAATGGATTCACGAAGACGCAGCATTTTTTTTAAAGATTTTGCTTCATATGGCCATATTTTGTATTTTCTTTTTTCTTCTTTTTTCTCATTTTCTAATCTTTCTTTTTTATCTTCTTCTGTTTCGTTTTCTAAATCAACCACGTCCTTTTTGTTGTATTCCTTATACGCAAGCATCATTTCAATTTCTGAGAACATAGATGAATCAGAAGAGAACTTTCCATCACTCAATAAAGTCCATACGTCTTGAAACCGTTCCACTTTTACATCGGCACCGTCCTTATCGATGGTCC